AAAGATAGTAAAGATAGTAAAGATAAAAAAACAAAAAATATAAAAAATATTAATAATATAAATAATATTAATTACTCCAATAAAATATCAGATGAATTATTAAATAATTTTAAAACTTATCTTAAAAAAAATATTCGTTATAATAATGCAATAAATAATTTTATGATGGATGATATAATTAAAATTATAAATCATCCAAGTGACACAATAAGTTGTTTTGATGATAATGGATTATCTTTTATTGAAGCATATTATGATAAAATAAATGATAAAATAAATAATAATATAAATAATAATATAAAAAAACATTTTTTAAATGAATTAAAAAAAAAAAGAGATGCTTTACAAAATAATTTAAAAAATATTAATACTATAATTAAAGAATTAATAAATTTTAAAAATTTCTTAAAATTAGAAAATTTATATGATGATGCTCAAAAAAAAAATTTAACTTTTTTAAATTCTAGAAATACATTATTTTCAAAGGAGCCATATGTCATTGGAGAATGTATAGCTCATTTTTTATTTTTAACAATTAAAAAAGATTATACTATAAGCGATGATACATTTTATGTAAGTAATTTATTTAATATTGATAATACATTAAAATCATTTTCAGAGTTAAATGATATTATTAAATATTTTTTATTTTATTATACAATAATAAATTCTTTTGCGTCTAAAGAAAGTGATTATAGTATTTTATTTAATGATACAAAAAGAGAAGAAATTATAAAAAAATTTGTTAAAATTACACCGAACGTAAAAAAAGTAGAAAATCCTATATTACAAAAAGTTTCAATACAATCACATAAAAAATCATATAAAGCAACAGGAGGAGAAAATAATTTACTAAAACGTGAGTTTAAAAAAATAGAAAATGACAAACAAAAAACACAAAAACAAGTAATTGAAACATCTATAAATAATAATACTTTAATAAATAAAATTAAAAAAGAATTAAGTACCATAAAATTAAGTGAAACAAATAATTTGTACAATGTATATACCAATAATTTTTGTAAAAATATGAAAGATTGTTATAAAGATTATTATAATAAATACACAAATGAATATAAAAAGAATGGTAAAATTAAAAATTTATTTAATAATCAAGAAATATCAATAATAGATATATTAAATGATGAATATATTAAACAAGTACAAAAAAATATAAAAGAACAAAAAACAAAAACACAAAGTGCTACAAAAATAAAAGAATTCAAAAGTATATTAACTATTGATCAAAATGGTGGTAAAAAAAAAATAGGAAAGGAAAAAAAAATAAATAATCAAAATATAAAGATAGAAATAAATAAAATAGATTTAAATACACTTATTACTAATATTGATTATTCTAAAAAATTTACATTTTTACAGTCAATGAATTATTTAAATGAAGAAAAAAATAAAACTGAGATAGATATTTTTTTAAAAAATTTAAAAACACAATTGATTGATATATTATTAATATTTTATATTAATAAAAAAGAAATTATTAAAACATTTTTAAATCAGTATTCAAATAGACATAGTAGGCTAAGTAAAAATATAATAAATGATGAAAATAAAAATATTATAGAAAATAATAAAAAAAAAAATAAAGAAAAAAATAATCAAGAAAATAATCAAAAAAATAATCAAGAAAATATTATTAAAAAGAAAAAAATTAATTATACTATCATAAATAAAGAATTAAAGTTTTATAATTTAAAAAATAAAATTAAAATTAAAAAAATAACATTTTTATTAAAAAAATTAGAAGAAATAAAAAATCTTAAAAATACACCAAATTATGATGAAATGGTAATGAGTATTGAACAAAGAATAAGAAATATTATATTAAATTAAATTAAATTAAATTAAATTAAATTAAATTAAATTAAATTAAATTTACTCATAATTTTAAGATATATTATAAATTTCATCTAATGATCTTGATAAATCTGAATAAACACAAGCAAAAAAACAAGGTGTTTTGTAATTTAAATAACCATAATCTCTTGAAGCTAATACGGGATTTTTTATTTTTTTATTTTGTGCATCAACATTAACAACATCACTATAACCAGGTTTATGAGACCAATATTTACTATTATCTTGTCTATACCAATGATAATCATTTTCTTTATCTAATGTTAAAAATATTTTATAAAATCCGGGCATACATTTATTATCAAAATCTTCAATATATGATGCAGGAGAATCTTTTTTTAATCTATTAAAAAAAGCATTACAATTATATTCACTATCATTAATATGTTTAAAACCAGAACCATATCCAGGTTGTGGTTTTGATTTAATACCTTTAACTATTTTTCCTAAAGAATAACTATAGCAATTATGACTATTTTTTACATTATAATCCTTATTCCATTTTATTGGTTCATAAGTAGGTTCTGAACCTGATAAAGGTGAAAATTCACTTTTAAATATTAATTTTTCAAAATTATCATTTTTTATATTTTGGTTTTTATATTTTGTATTTATTTTGTCAATTGTTAAAATATAGGGTGCTTTTGTATCATCAATATTTAATTTCATTTTAATAAATATATATTATACATATATTTATTATTTAAAAATTTAAAATAATAAATATTTATTTTATCTATTTTATCTATTTTATTTACATTAAATATTATATATTTTGTCCAATGAACGTGTTAAATCAGAATATACACACGCATAAAAACAAGGTGTTTTATAATTTCTATGTTCAAAATTTCTATTCGATTTTAATGGTTCTATTATTTTATTTCCACTAGCATCTATATTTACAACATTTGTTGAACCGGGTTTATGAGACCAAAATTTATTATCATCTTGTCTCCACCAATGATAATCTTCACCGACATCCAATGCTAAGAATACTTTATAAAATCCTGGCATACATTGTTTATCAAAATTTTCTGTATATGAACCAGGAGAATCTTTTTTTAATCTTTTTTTAAAGGAACTGCACGTAAAATTAGTATTATCTATATAATTAAACGCAGAACTATATCCTGGTTGTGCTTTAGATGATAATCCTTTTACTATTTTACCTAAAGCATAGCTATAACAATTATGACTATTTTTAATAGAATTATTTTTATTCCATAGTTCAGGTTTATATTTTAATTCAGCCCCAGATAATGGAGAAAATATACTACTTTTACTATTTTTATTATTTTTACTGTATTTATTATATTGACTCGTTTTATTTAAAAAATCTATATTAGAATCTTCTTTAATTTTTTTAATTGTTAATATATACGGTGATTTTGTTTCATATACCATTAATATATAATAATATTATTTTATAAAAAAAAATTATAAATTGAAAAATATAATATTTAAAGTAGAAAAATATCAATTATATGTCCTTCATGGTAAATGAAAAAAATATTACGCTTACTTTAGTTATAGATGAACTAAATAAAATTAATTCAAATTTTGAAAAATTAAATGAATCAATTGCTTTTAAATTTAATAAATTTGAACAACAAATATTAAATTTAGATAATAAAATAATACATATTGAAAATAAATTAAAATTATCTAATAATATTAATTATTCAAATATTGATAATAATGATGAATTGAAAGAATTAGTAAAAGATGGTTCTATAAATATTGATAAAGATATTGTTTTAAGAGCATTATTTTATAAAGATTATAGAACAGTTATTATAATATTTAAACATTATTATTTTAATGTAAATAATAAATATAACAAATATCCAATTAAAATTGTAGGAAAAAGATCATATGAATATTATTTAAATAATAAATGGATTAATGACCAATATGGACATTATATTAAACATACAATATTATTAAATATACAAACACTATTAATAAAATATAATAATAGTGATTATATAAAAGATTATGATAACTTAATTATGAATCAAGATTTTATTTATAAATTAACAGAAGATAAATTTTCAAAAAATTATTTTAGGCATATTATTGATGAAATTAAAAATAACTAAATTTTTTATTTTGATAAAATTTTATATTTATCCATATTTGTCTTTCTATATGTTTCAACTACTGTATTACCTAAATTTTCAGTATTGTTAAAAGCTTGATTAATTTCTATTAATCTTTCTTCAACAGCTACTGAAATTTCTGAATATTTCTTATCTGAAATATTTTTTTGTCTTTCCAATATTTTAATTTGATTATCCAAATCAGTTTGTCTTATTAATAAATAGGCATTTTCATTTTTTAGTCTATCATTTTTATCTTCTATTTCTACAATATATTCTTTGACATTTATATCATAACATTCTCGTAAAAAATCATAGTTTTCTTTTGAATAATTAATTACAATACGTTTTTTTTCTTCTACAATAATATTTTCTTCAATATCTTTACTAATAATATTATCATCAGTAAAAGAATTATTAATTATTTCTTCTTCCTTAATATAATGTTTTTTAGATATAACAGAATAATCATATTTTTGTTTATTTTGTTTATTTTGATTATTTTGTTTATTTTGATTATTTTGTTTACTATCATTATTTATTTCATTAAAATTATCACTCATTTTTGGAAAATTACTAAAATTATCAAATGACATGTCTGAAACTACAGAATTTGTATCATTTGTTAATCTATCATTTTTAATATATTTATTATTATTATTTTTATTATTTTTATTATTATTTTTATTATTATTTGTTAATAATTCTTCATTTAAAGGTAAAACTTCTAAAATATTAATTCTATTATTTGAACTAATAGTAAATTTTAAATCAATATGAAGCCATATTGGAAGTTTAGTATTATTTTTATTAATTTCAGGATAGCAAAATTTAATTTGTTGTCCATTAATTTCAATAAATTTAAAACGACCTTCTTCACAATTTTTACAATTATTAAATGCATAAATATATGTACAAATATTAATATTATATTCTTGTGGTTTACCAAAAATATCGTCAAACTTTTCCTTTTTAAGATTATCATTTAATAAATTAATACGCATAGGCCTTTCTAAAAAATAGGGTAATGCGTCAGGAAAAGCTGTATTATTTTGATGTGTTTTATTACATTTTTTTATCATACAAAAAAAACAACATCCCTTATTTATATAATTATTTAATAACGTTTCTTCAATAATATCATTATTATTAGTAGCAGTATTTTTTTTTGAACTTTTTTTCTTAGGTTCAATAACTATTGTATCAGAAACATTAATATCAGGTGTATCAAATAAAAACGCACATTTAGTATTAGTAGATGACATTTTAAATATATATAGAGCTCAATGGCATAATTTGTTTAAATAAGTATTTTATTATTTAATGGATTAAATATTATTCAATTTTTATTTTTTATAATATAATAAAATGTTGTATAATATAGTAAAATGGTAAAAATGGTAAAAATGGTAAAAATTATAATGATAAATAATTATTATAATTTTATATTATAGTTATTACCACTTATAATATAATTTAAAAATATTATAATTTGGTATAATACACAATATTTAATATTAAGGTAAAAAAATACTTTTTAGCAAGTATAAAGCTTGTATTATAATACTAATTATTTCTTTAAGTTAATTTTACATAATATTAATTGTTATTATAACATATAATAAACAACATAGTGCAAAAATACTCATTATAATATAAATTAGATAAATAATTCGTGTAAAATTATTAATAAAATAAATTTATTAGTAATTTATTATCATATATAGTTATTACCACATTATATGATATTTAGTAATAATATATTTTGGATTTAATCACAATAATATAATATTAGTTTATGTACTTTATAGCAAGTACATTGCTCTTATGATATATATTTTTATTTCTTTAAATAGTTTATTTTTTAGTATATTTTTTTTGTAAATATTTTTTTATTTCATCATAATCAAAATTTCCATTAAATTTTTTGGATAATGGATAGAAAAATATAGCACATAATCCAAATATTATAAATAAAAATTTAATAAAAAGTTGAATTTTTGATAAATATTCATTATTAAAGTACATAAATAGTAAGATAATGAATATAATTCCAAAAAAAATTATTGATTTATAACTCATATAATATAATAATATAAATAATATTATTATTTATATTATTATTTATATTATAATTTATATTATAATTTATATTATAATTTATATTATAATTTATATTATATGACTAATATTTATACTTTTATTTATAATGAAATTTCACCCCAATTAAAGAAAGATTTTGTTATATTTTTTATATATTATATAATTTATGCATTAATTGAAATATATGTATTTTCATCCATTTTAAGTGATATTATTAATTATTTAAAAAATAGAGATAAAAATAAAAATATTAACTCTAATGAATTTAAATCACTTATATATAAATTTTTATTATTTTTAATTTTATATGTGATATTTTTATCAATATATAGATACTTTGAAATAAAAATAATGATTTCTATTAAAATAAATATTCGTGAAATTTTACTAAAATTAATATTAAAATCAAATGATAATAAATTTAATGAACAGAATTATACTAAATATTCATCTTTAATAAATAGATTTTCAGAAAAAATATTTTTTTCGTTAAATAATATTATTACTCAAATATTACCAACAATTGTGACAACAATTATAGTTTCATTTTTCTTATTAAAATATGATTATAAAATATTTATATTCTTTGTAATAATAAATAGTCTAATATTTTTAATTTATTATAATAAATATCATATATTTAAAAAATATTGTATTAATTATGAAAAATCAACTGTTGAAATAGAAAGTAAACAAATTGAAAGTTTATCTAATTTTGATAAAATTATATATAGAGGATTTTCTGATGTAGAAATTAATATATTTAAAAAATTATGTAATAATGTTAAAAATACTGGTTTTAAATATTATAATACAATGTTATATAATGAATCAATTATTTCATTATTAATTAATAGTAATATATTTATAATAATTTATTATTTTATTTATTATAATAAAACTGATAATATTGTTTTAATTATAACATTATTACTTTTATATAGAACACGAATAGAAACATGTATAATGAGATTATCAAATATATTAGAAATAATAAGTAAATTAGATTTAGTTCAAAATAATTTTGATATTTTAATACCAAATTATAATAAAAAAATTAATACTCAACTTAATAATCAAATTAATAATAAAAAAATAAATTATGATATTATAAAATTTGAAAATATATATTTTAAATATCCAAATACAAATAAATATATATTTAAAAATTTAAATTTAGAATTGAATTTTAATTCTACTAAATTAATTGGTCTATATGGACATAGTGGTTCTGGAAAATCATCATTATGTAAAATTTTATTAAAAATTTATGATTTAGAAAAAGGAAATATTATAATAAATAATATAAATTATAATAAAATACATAATTCAATATTAAAAAAAAATATAACTTATATAAATCAAAATAATAAATTATTTGATAATAATATAGAATTTAATTTAAATTATGGATGCATAGATAAAGATATATGTAATAAAAATATAATTGAAGTATTGAAAAGTGATAATTTAAAAAATATATTTAATAAAAGTGATATTAATGAAATAAAAAAAATTAATACTGGATTTTTAGGTGAAAAAATATCAGGTGGACAAAGACAAATTATTAATGTATTAAATGGATTAATTTATCCTTCTAATATATTAATTTTAGATGAACCAACAAGTAATCTTGATTCAAAGAATAAAAATGAATTAATAAATATAATTCAAAAATTTAAAAAATATAAAAAAGGTATTATTATTATTACACATGATAAAGATTTATTAAATATATTTGATAGAACAATAAATATTAATCAAATTATAGCATAATATTTACCTGATTTAATTTATTACAAATCCTCAGTTCAATATATAATAATATAATAATAATATATTTAATAAAAATTTAATTTTTTTAAGCACTACACATCATACACGGCTCATAATTTGTTTCTTCATTTTTAGAAATAATTTTAGTTGCTTCAATTGTAAATTGTTGTGCTTGTACTTTTGGCCGTGTTCTTATATAATAAGAACCTGTTTTTAATCCATTTTTCCATCCATAAAATAAAGCACTACTTAATGTATTTTGAGTAGGTTCTTCAAAAAATAAATTTAATGATTGTGTTTGACAAACAAATGGGGCTCTATCTATTGATTGTTCAATAATTACTTTTTGTTTAATTTCCCATACAGTTTTATATAATTTTTTAATATTTTCTGGAATAATATCAATATTTTGTACAGACCCATTATGTTCTATAATTTTATTTTTCATTATTTCATTCCATAATCCTAATTCTATTAAATCAGTGACTAAATATTTATTAATAACTACAAAATCACCTGCTATAGTTCGACGTGTATAAATATTACTTGTGATAGGTTCAAAACACTCATT